GATGATATAGAAACGAACAAGACAAAGGACTCCCAAGCATATACAAAGCAAGTCAAAGATCATATCAGTGAAGCGATGGCAGGTCTAAGTCCTGATGGCTGTATATTATATCTTGGTAACTTTATTACAGAGTACGGAAACATTCAGTACATTTTTGACCGAGCTAAGACAGACAAAGGTATCCGTGTCCGTAACATACCAGTAATGGTAGACGGATTGCCAACGTGGGATTCAAAATACGCACTCACAGACGAGGAAGCCAAGAAGACGGGTAAAGTATCAATCGAGGATAAACAGCGCCAACTAGGCTCTTTTGTGTTCTCTTATGAGATGATGAATAAGCCAGTAGATGACACCCTGTCAGAATTTAAGAAAGACCACGTTCAGATCGTAACCGAAGAAGAAGTCAGAAAGAAAGACACTAACTGCTATATCACAATCGACAGTGCTGTATCAGAAAAAGAAAGTGCAGACTTTACAGGAATTACTATCAACCGAGTAGACATGCAAAACAAGTGGTATATATATTCTTACCGCTTAAAAGTAAATACAAAGGAATTGATTGAGCATCTATTCTATTTGCATAAAACATACAGCCCTAAAATGATAGGACTCGAAGAGACTACCTTTACTATGGCAATACAACCTTTCTTGCAAGATGAGATGAGAAAAAGACACTACCCTTTCTCCGTAACAGCTTTAAAACACAAGGGTATTCAGAAAGAAAAAAGAATACGAGGACTCATTCCACGCTGGGAGAATAACGGTATTTTCTTAATAGGAAGTCACCTAGAACTCCTAGACGAGATGAGAACATTTCCAAGAGGACAAAACGATGATGTTTTAGATAGCCTATCTCACCAGTTGCACAACGCCCATCGTCCATTCTATGCCCCTGATTTCGAATCAAACAAACCTGAAATAAATAATGCAATATAAACTCATAGTAGAAAAGAAACTAAAAAATAAGCTTAATCCTAGTAACTATAATTGACATCAATCTATGTTTTGTGGTCTATCGCTAAATTAACTTGCTAAAAACTTGCATGATGTGCTAGTGGTGTTATCTTGTATGTGTGACAAAACTAAAAACATTTCAACTGAAAGGAAAAATCAACGAAGTAACATTCTCTAAAAGAACTTCTGATATTAAAAAGACCTTACTAGAACTCAAGCCTGACTTTGTTTATACTGATACCTACTTCACTCTATCAACTGGGACAGGAGCTAAAAAGATAATCACAGAACGCAAGCTAAACCTAGTGCAAAGTAAGAGGTTATTCAACAATGAAGACGTGATGGATGTATTTATTCAAAACCTCACTCAAGAATACGCATAAGATGGAAGAGAAAGATGTTTTTAGCTACATAACTACCGAAGCAAATAACTTTAGAACAGCTAGAGTGCCTTTGACTACATCAAAGAGCTGGAATATGCTCGAACACATTGAAAGATGTACCAACGTGGCTAATGGTTGGTTCAACAGAGGCTCAAATGAGGACGGACTACGCCCTTATAACGATATTGTCACACCGATCTTAGACGTAGCTTTCCGTTCAGAGGGTTTTGACGTAAAGGATATTGTACCTTTTGTAGACGACAAAGATAACTACCACCTATCCTTTTTAATAAAGAAATACAACCCACAATGGGCTAGAAAGCACAAAGTAGATACGTTTATAGACGATGTTGTAGAGTCATCAGTAATATTTGACCTAGCATTTATTAAGAATGTGAACAATGAGAAACCAGATCTAGTAAAACTAAAGACAATCGCTTTCTGTGATCAATCTGACATTATGGCAGGACCGATTTGTATAAGACACCAGTACACAATAAGCGAGCTAGTAGAGTTTAAAGGTAAATGGTATGACGACAAGATAAACATGGCAATTGCAATGTCTCTATCACAAAAGAAAGAATCTTTGGCTAATGATCAGACTGTAAAAACTCCAAGCAAATACATAGAAGTTTACGAACTACGAGGCAATCTACCCGAAATATGGCTCTATGATGACGCAGAAATGTATAAGTATTGTCATCAAATGCACATTGTCTGCTATTACACAGGAGAAGACGGTAACAAGAACGGTATAACACTATATAAAGGCAAGGATAAGCCACTTAGTAGTAACTTCAAGGCTATAAAGATAGACAGAATACGCTCAGAAGGTAGAGCTTGCGGTAGGTCTATCGTAGAACGTCTATTTGAGCCGCAAGTATGGAATAACTACGCAGGAATTAAGCTAAAAGAAATGCTAGACAGCGCTGTGAACCTTTTGCAGACTGATAGTGATGAAATAGCTAATCAAAAACTCAAAGGTCTACCCAACTTTACAGTATTGAAACACGAACAAGGTAAACCACTATCTAGGGTAGATATGAGCTTGCAAAATGTCGCAGCTCTTCAGAACTTCCAAATAGGACAAGAAAACCAAGCACAGAAATTAGGCTCTGCTTCAGATGCCTCACTAGGTAAAAATCCAGTATCAGGTACCCCATTCTCTACTACCAATGCACTTCTTCATCAAGGCGATGGAATACACAAGTATCGTCAGGGTAAAATAGCTACATTCTTTGCAGATGAGCTATACGCAGACTGGATACTAGGCTGGCTCGTCAAAGATATGAACGCAGGCAAGAAGTTCAGTGAAGAGCTATCACTAGACGAAATACAAGAGATAGCAGACAAGGTAATAGGAAATCAAGTAGAGAAAAGGATAAAAGACATGATATTTAAAGAGGGTAAGGTCATCACAGAAGAGGAACGAGAAACAATGAAAGATACTCTTCGCACACAGTTCTTGAAAGAAGGCAATCGCAGGTTTATGGAAATCTTAAAGGGAGAATTAGAAAGCATACCAGTCAAAGTGTTCGTCAATATAACAGGAAAGCAAGCTAACCTTGCAGAGAACGCTGACAAGATGTCTAACCTTATAAGAGAATTACTAAGAGCAGGTGTACCAATAGCATCAATGAGTAAACAGCTAAACGAACTTTTTGAAAACTCAGGACTCTCACCGATGCATTTCACAAACATAACAAAACCAGTTAAAGAGCCCGAAGCGCCGATAAACCCAGTAGCATCACCATTACAAAGTAACGTACCAGTACAATAATTATGAAAGAATATCTTAATGAAATAGAAATAGAGAAAATCGAGGCATTCTGTAAAGATGAAATCCTTCTGGAAGCAGTTAAAAAGGTTATTCTTCAAGGCTTGTATACTCACGGAGTCAATCACCCAGGACAAAAAGCAGAGCCATTGCTAAATGGTGCTTTCTCTTTGGTTTCAATGACTATGGGCAACCCTATACCAAACGAACTTTTGGGAGAACAGCTAAAGGCACAATGGGCAGGAATCAACACAATGCACAATGCTTTTGAAAGTCTTAAAAGTATTAGAAGTGATAAAAAGGATGAAGTCGAAAGCATTTACAATATAGCAGAGTAATTATCAATTAAATTAAAAACAAAATGGCAATAGAAAGAAACATAACAGAATCAGGAATAGTAGTACGAGGACAAGGCAAACTACAAAGACTGATCATCAACAGTCACACGTCAGGAACACTAAGAATCTTTGATGGAACAGAGTCAGGTGTAGTAGCAACAACAACTCTTACACAATCAGTTGCAGCAACAGTACCAGCAAACTATGGTACATCAACCTTAACTTCAACAGGTGCAAGCGTAGCAGCGACTCACGCAGTATCAGTTTTGACTGGTGACGCTATCGTTGCAACTAACGTAATGGTTATCGGAACACGAACATATACATTCGTGGCAGTTCTCACAGGTGCAGCAGATGAAATCTTAGTTGGCACAACTCTCACAGCAACACTTCTAAACGCAAAGAACGCTATCAATGCAATAGCAGGTGTTGGCATGTTGGGTGTGACGTATGGTTTTGGAACAGTAGTAAACACACAAGTACGAGCAGTAGCATCTGACGCAACTACTCTCACAGTAAGAGGAATAGTCCCTGGAACATCACTCGATTCAGTAGCAACTACAGGAACAGCATTACGAACAGTATGGGCTGATACTACACTCGGTGGAGGCACAGGAGCTTCTGACGCAGGTGTAACTACAGCAAACGCAACAGTAACTATCGGAACAACAATCTACACTCAAGTAGATGCTCTATCAGAAACGTATGGAGCACCAGCAGTAGCGTATCAGTTCCTAAGAGGTGCAAGTGAAGCGACAATGCTTGATAACCTTAAACTAGCTATCAACGCATCAG